CATGGTTGCGTACCATAACCCAACATCTTGGGTTCCTTTTTTCTTATGAATCACTACACCTGTATCTGCTTTATCGTTAATCATTTCGACTTCTAGTTCTTTTAACCAAGCAGATAGTTCCATCTTTGCACAGTTCTTTACTTCGAGTACAACTCCAGGCAGACCTGCAATGTCACCTCGATCATTGACTCCGTTAAGAGATCGTCGTTCGACATGCTTACGTCCTTTACTTAGTAGCCAGTTAACCACTGCTGTCTCAGCAGCTGTACCTTTTTGTTTACTTTTGCTCATGGCATTCACAATCACATTTCAATGTATAGTTACTTACGTTATTAGTAAATTCTTTGGGGCATTTTTCGTGTTGTTGTTCTACTTCGTGACCAAGACACCAACCAAATTTACTCATCGTCGTCGTCATAGTCTGGTGTGTTATTGGGATCCCAATTAATACGCTCCACTTGCTTCTCCTAACTCTATTATCTTTAGATGTTGTTTATGTCTAATGTCATTTGATATTGCTAATTCTCTTTTTAATCCACCATTAGCTGCTCGTAAAAATTCTATATCATCTAATGCTTTTTGATATAGTTCTTCTAATGTTAGTTCTGGTTTTGGATTGGGATTGTCACGAACATAAATTCCGTTTACACCTTTCATCTTGCTTCCTCCATGTCAGCTATAAACATATACTCTGGATTAAATTGTAACCATACTGGTGTCTTACCAGTCTGGTCTGCTCTACCATATCTGTTCTTGACTGCAGCTACACCTAGCAACCCATTACCACTCTGTCCAACGGTAAGGATAAGCGCAGGTAACTGTGCTACTTTGCCTTGTAAGGATGATCTTGGTTGACATGGTTCTCCGACATAGCCTTCTTGAGTATGGTGTAATACCAAGATAGCGGCGTTAGTATCTCTTGCTAAGTACTTAAGTTCTTTAAGTGCTGACCTCATGTTACTAAATTCTTCTCCGCCATCCATACTGATATCCATCAAATTATCAATAACAATTAAGGCAGGTGCTTCTCCAAGTAACTCCTCAATCGCGGTAACCTCGTCGTCGATATCACTAAGACTAGGGGCAGAATCAAAGCTCCAATAAATATGGCTGGCAAGAGCAAGATTATTCCTAGAGTTGATTGGATCTTCCGATATGATTTTTTCTGCTTCACCTTGTGACACTCCTGTGATCATTGAATACAAACGCATAGCCATAGTATGTGCATTAGTATCTGCTGATAAGTACAGCGTTGGTGCTTGCATACGTAATGCTAAAGCTAAAGCAAGTGTAGACTTACCAGCACCTGGTGTACCAGCAATCATGCTTACTTCTGCTCGTCTCAATACAATCTGGTTTGCATCGAATGTCCTGAATACTGTAGGCATTGGCTCACCACCAATGTCAGGACGACCTACTGCTCTACTTAATGTTTTCATTTATCTCCCAATAATAATTGAACGGGCAGGTAGCCTTCCCCACTACGCTGCCCGCTCAAACCTATGCGACTAGAACGTAGCGTAGTCTGGGTCGTTAGCTTTTAGATAGATAGCTTTGCACTGATCAGGTGTACCCTTTGGTGTTGGACACATGAAAGCTTTGTAAGGTCCGTATGGTCCCACTCCTTCTCGCTTGGTCATGCTACCATGAATACAACTTCTTGTTGCTGTACCTACTGCTACTCCACCACCTGTTGGCGGTGCTACTGGTGCAAACGTTGGTGTCTCGCTAATGACTGTGCCACCTAACGCAGCAACCACTGTATTGACTCCTGTGTTACTGGATTGACTGGGTTGCGTTCCAAGAAACAACTCTTCCATTGCAGCAATACTGTTGTTAAGTCCGTTACCAATTAGTGCATTGATGTTAGTTTCAAACTCAGTAGCATCGTTACCACGAACAGTAATGATAGTACCTACCTTTGTCTTTACGTTTACTACGTAATTACTTTCCACTTGTTTATCCTTTTCCTTTGTACTTGCATTTATCTTTTACATTACACATTATACAATGATTAAGATTAGGTATGAACAGCTCTGCTTTACGAGCTTGATCAAATTTGCTTACGATTTCAATGATATCTTCTTTACTAAAATAGTCAAGGTCAATTAGCTCTGCCGTTTGACCAGTCCTAGCCATCCAGTATGTACCGTAACGTGGACGAATGCCTAACATTTCTTCCATACCTGCAGCATAGAAAGCTAATTGTAAATCAGATGATGGCGTACGTACACCAGTCTTAATATCTACCACTATAAGTTCACCATCTGGATTAATCATTACTCTATCAATGTGCATTTGCACTGGTATGTCATTCCAGATAGGTGTAAGTCCTAGTTCAATAGCTGGTACTCCTGGTTGTACTTCCCATAAAGTTAATGGGTGCGTACCATTACGCCAAGTAATCCAAGAGTCAACCATCTTAGAACCTTCTACGTTCCACCAATCACCATCTTCTTTATTGGGATTAGCTTTAGTAGCACGACCAGATGCTTTCCATTCTGACTCGTCAATTCCAGTATTAGCCCACTGTTCTTTGCGCTGGCTTTCCCAAGCCTGTTCCCAATACTTGTTCATCATCTACCTTCTGTTGCGAATAGTTCTTTATCATACATCTCTGTTGCTGTATGCACTGCACTACCACCACATAGATACCATGTTGGTTGTTCAGTTTGTTTCTCGACACGGGTTAGATAATACTTCCAACCACAGTCAAGATATGTTGTTAATGCTGAATACGATACGTGTGCTGGCAGTTCGTATCCGTTAATAGTTATCATGGTATTTTTTATTCCTATCATAGAAGTCTTCTTTAGCTCTACTAAGCATCATGTCTTCAATGTGTGCTTCGATACGATCATAGCATGACTCACAGACATCTTCATCTTCTAGCTTGTATACTTCTTCTATGTCTAATTGGCAGCATTCCATTACTTTATTCCTTTCAAGAACCCTGAGGTCCATGGTTGTTCTAGTTTAATATTATACTTCTTTCTCCACTGACGGCGTTCATACACAGACATACCACCCCAGAATCCCCACTCTTCGTGCTTAATAGCCCAATCTCTACACTTATCAAGAACATCACAGTTTCCACAGATTTTCCTCAGCTGTGGATAAACATTACTTTTAGCCCATGCATTGTCTTCATTTTCTTCTCCTACTGGATAAAAGAAATTAGTATCCATACCATCACATGCTGCTGTCTCATATGAATTAATTTGGAACACTTAGTTCATCTCCTTCGTATGGAAATATATCTCCAGTGTATGGATCATACTTACAAGTAACTAAACTTTTGAACCACATAGCCTCACCTTCCATAACAACTGTATTTATTTTTTGTAGATACTCTAATGTATCTAAACTCATAAGCACATCAGCTCTAAATCCAGTAATAGCAAAGTGATCTTCTGGTAACTCTACCATGATGCTTGGTACTCAATGCTGTAGTTCCAGTAATTTTCTGGCGTAATCTCATCAAGCAATTCTGTTAGTTGTTGATGTGTTTCTTCAACGTCTCGCCAGTAGTACTCATCAATCTCATACCCACCAAAGAAGAATCCTGGTGTTGGTGGCAGTAGTTCGTGAGCTAACTCTGTTGATCTTGTGTCAATTAATTGACCACAAATACTATGTAGTTCAACTAATCTATCTCTGCTTACTGGTATACGCTGGCACTCATCTACTCCATCACCACAAGTTTCTACAAACCATCCGTGAATTTGGTTAGCTTTACGCCAATAAATAGCAGTCCATTCAACTGATACTGATGATGCGATATCATCTTTAACCTTGATACCTGAAGCTTCGATAACATTGTTGTATCTAGAATCTTCTGTGCGAACTAGATCCATTCCAACTCGTTGGTAATCGTATTGAGCAATACGTTCACTTACATTTAGGTACATATCAAGACCCATTGCTTACTCCTAATAGTTGTAGGGCACGTGACTTTACGGCTATGTCTGTGCCGAGAATCATCTTGCCTGCTTGCTTGCTATAGTCTTTACTAAAGTGATCGGTTGCTTCCACGATAGCTTGGAATGCACCGAACTTGGTGTTCTTAATGTTATGTTGCGTGTCGGTTTCACCGATCCATACGTTCCATGCATTAAGTCTATTTCTTTCTACTCTTGTCTTACTTGTACGTTCACCTGCACTAAGCATTTCATATGGTGAGAACTCAATCTTGCTAGGTAATGCATACACTCGCTTGATAAAGTTCTTGAACTCTTCGTTACTGAATTCAATTGAACGTAAGTAAGAAGATACTGTTGCATACTTCTGAACATCTTCATTCATAATTCTAAATGCTTTTCTAATATCATCTGCATTGATACTGCTATTAGGACTATGCTTAACACGGTAGTAAATACCTTTAGCTTTACCACTCATCATGGCTGCATTGATTTGATTAGTGCAGCTTAGACGATTGACAACTGGTGTCATTTGGAATGGCATACTACCATCGTGTGATGTACGTGCAATTACATATGCATTATGTGGATCATCACCAACTGTAATGTTAGCTGGTAGTTCAATGGTTGCCCACACTACATTGCCACCTTTAAGTTCTCCTGCTGCACCGTAACGTGCATCGCTATTCTTAACGATGTCGTCAAGGCATGAGAAGATCTCACTGTTTTGTAGTACTTTGTATCGTGAACCTACTACTGCTAATGGTTCAGCTCCAGCACCATTGTACTTAACTGTTGCATACCTATCTGGTACTTCAACGTCTTGTGTTTCACCTTTAATAAATACATTTTCTAATGTAACTTTCCAGTCAAGACCTGCTTGTTTCATTAGGTCATGTGCTGTATTAACTTCGTACTCACAGTGCGTACCAATTACTGTGTATGGATTACGTCTAGTCATTCTGTTCCTCTATCATCTCTGCAAATGCAGCATCTAGATCTATGTCTGTCATTTCTTTTGTAATTAATTCATCTATTGCTTCTTCAGCATAGTCAAATGCTCCAGCTAGTAGCAGTATTGCTAGTTGCTTGGCATCTTCCATAGCTTTTGTTCTATCATTGCGCTCAAGTAACTTGTAAATTTGGTATAACGCTTGAAGAAAATCAAGGGCTACCTTATCTGTTACTTGTATACCTACAATCTCTGGATAATTTTCGTCTTCGTACCATTTGAACGGGTCGCTAAACCACGGCTCGTCTTTGATGCTCATTAAATCTCCTGTGCTTCTACTTTTTCAATCTCTTCATTCTTTGTTGTCCACTCATCTTCATCTGCTTTTTCAATCAATTCGCTTAGGCAGTATGCTTCATCGGCTTGATCTTCTGCATCATCTTCATCACGTGCAGTTACTTGTACTGTTACTTCTACTTCTTGAATGCGTGTCAATGTGTATGTAACTGCATACTCTCTACGCATAACTGGTATCTCAAAGAACTTAAGACTTTTATTTACTTCATAAGCCCAGTCATCATACTCACTACACCAATTCATCTCTCTAGCTTTTTCATAGATAGCATTGGTAATTTTGTAGCCATCTTCCATGACTTCATTGATCTTGTCAGTCATTTCTTTTTCTGTGTAGTACTTAGTACCACTGCTAGTCTTAATCATTCCATACCTCCAACTTGCATTCGAATTTGTATAGGTCTTCATCGTGATGCGGACACCAAGCAAAGTAACCTGGTGTCACATGCTCAAACTCAACAGGTGTGTTGCATCTATTGCATACAGCTTCTGACTTAATCATTTTGTCTGCCTTAATTTACGAGTTTGTCTTTTTTCTCGTTTTATTTCTTTATGACCTTTTGTTATTACTTGTATTCTTTTACCCATCCAAATGTCCTGTTGGATTTGTTACTTTGTGGAACGATACTGCTACTAGTGACTGATAGAATACAACTGGTGGTACGTCATGGCGACGTGCTAGTTGTAATAGTTTTAATAGACTAGCTTGGCAGCCTAGTGTTTCTGCTTCATGTAGTAAATCATCAACTAATTTAAGTTCGTAATCAAGATCACGATCTTCATCAAAGTCTTCATGCATACCTGCATGGCATAATAAGAATGCTGCAAGTAACATTGATGAATTACCAATTACTTCTGCATCACAGTTGCATCCATCATCATCTGCTCTGTCAACCATTACTTGGCTGATGATTGTAAATGATTTCATAATGTCTACTCGCACATTGAATGGTGCATCAGCAAAGTATTTAAGTACACCGTCACGAATCTTGATGTCGGTGCAAGCTGTGTTGATTAGTTCGTACTGCTCTGTTGTTAGTGCTTCATAGTTGGCATCTCCGTCTAGTAAGAATGCCATGATCTTGTATACTTCTTGAACATTCTTTAGATGTTCTGGCGTTAGTGCGCCAAGGTCAATCTCTTGTGTTGTGCTCACTTGCTTCTCTTCTCTGTTAGTGTTTCTATTTCTCCGCATTTAATACATGCGAATTCAGGACAATCTTTCTTGTATCTTGCACAAACAATCCATCTGTATGTGTTGTCTTCTCCACAACTGTCACACTCTGGACTATAAACATGATTACACTTAGTATGTTCTGTTGTACTTACAAACTTAGTAATCACTTGTCTCCTTACAATTTAAGATAAAGAAAAAGTCAGAGTAATTTCTACTCTGACTTTTCCTTTACTTGTATTTAGATATCTGCTAGTTCTACTGACTTGATAAGTATGCGAGTTAAAGGCGCACGACGATCTGAATTTTCTACTCCAAATCGTGTATCGAACTTGGTGTCTAATTCACCTACGATATTCACTACTGGTGTAAAACCTTGACCGTCTTGCATTTCACGTAATCCACGTAGAGTTGCTGCTACACTTTCATCGAAGCAAGCTACTGGAATGGTGAACTTAGCTCGTTCATTGCCAACCTTTTGAGTTAGCTGACCTACTATCATCAAGCCGTACTGATCGAACTCCTTGATGTTCTTCAACTTACCTGTCACTGTTAGTGAGTTATTCATCCTTTATCCTTTACCTTTGGAGAGCCAACGCCCCCCGCGAAGCAGGGGCGTGGCGATTTCTGTCATAAGTAATGAGCAGTTTATACTCATGCTCAGGAGTGTCCCCTTTATTTTACCTGCGTGGCTGTAGCAGGTTTTGGTTTCGGTAATGTCCTACTCCCAAGTCATACTGTTACTAGTACTCTGTCACAATTCTGACAGGTTTCTAGTCGTGTTGGTGTATAAATAAAACAATTAGAACATACTGAATTGAGGCGAGTGTAATAAGTCTGATCACTTTCTATGTACCTCAGACCTGGTAGTCCCATAAAGAAATTCTCTGATGGTCGGTCAGCTATAGAGTTCCAATCTTGCTTGAACTCATAGCGGATCTCATCTTCTAGTTCAATCAATGGAATGTGACTACACTTACTATCCATACAATCAGCTTCTTTTAGACCGCAAGCTGCTTTAACTCCAGTTACTACATAGATTTTACGACCAGTGTTAGTTACTGAAGATACCCAGTCGTGACCTGATACTGGCTCTGTCTCTAGAGAGATAGTAGATGCAGCTGGTGTTACTGTCCATCCATCTATGCCATTAAGTACAACATCACCAAATACATAGTCAGTAGTATCATGTCCATATTTAGCTTGAACATCTACCCAGTTATCTTCGATTGCTTCTACTTCGTCTTGGTCTAGCCTAGATTGGATGGAAACTACCATACCAAATAGTTCACTTGCTTTTAGCACGTCGAGAATACTAGCTAACTTCTCGTCGTCATCATACACTGCATCAGTCATTGTCTACTCCTTGTTTTGTGACTGGCTGGCTTCCGTCTAGAAACCATAGCAACGACCACCCCGCGAAGCAGGTGGTCGTCACCAAAGTGTCTAGAATACTTTGCAGTAACATTCGTTGCCTGTTACCATTTCTTCAATACCTAAACAGTACATACATTCTGGTGATGCTAGATATGGTTGTGCACTGTTTAAGCTATCTATCTCTGCACTTAGTGTTTGTATGTCAAGCCTTAAGAAATGATTATCTTGAGATACTTCTACTATCTGTCGCACATATGAATTACATTCATCATTGAGGTTGATTGCCTTGAACACTAAAGCTACAATTACAATTACTAGCAATAAGTCAAAGCCATTGATGGTTTCTAACACGGTCTTGCTCCTTTCTAGAGCGTTTGATGGTTGGAAGAGAGAGTCGGTGTCTCCCACTCTCCAAGCGTAATCAAGACTTTCTTGACCCTTCCGTCGCTTGTTATCTACTTAGTAAGCTGATGTCTTACTACGAACGATTACTTAAGAGAGCGAGCCGAGGCGGTTACCCGCCCCGACCCGCTCGATGCGACTGCTACCAGGCACTCACGACTTCTGGTTCGTACGCTACTCGTTCCTCGTCGGTCAACTGGCGGTCGAACGCGACAACGGTTACAAAGCCTAACTCTGGGTTCGCTTCCTTCTGCTGGATTGCGTTCCAGCGTGCTTGCTTCTCACTCGCGAACGATACGCGACTCAAGCCAACAAGGGCTTCATATAGATAGAAATGCATCTTAACCTCCTACAGGCAACAACCCACGGAACGGTTCAGTGGGCAACAAAATGCAAAAAAAGAGAGATTAGTAAAAGCCAGCCAAGGGGGGAAAGTATGTAAGGCAGACAGTCAACCAAACAAACAAGTGATTTAAAACGATGTAATAGTTTATTTAATAGGGAAGGGGTAGTCAGTCTAGTGGTAGGGGGACTATCTCTGCTCCAATTTGTACTGCTCTAGACTGAAGAACTCTAAGCCCGTAGGTGGTCTGTATAGCTTAGATCTTGACCTACGGTTATTAACTGCGTAGTGGTGTAATACTGTAGACTCTCTAATAATTTATAGTTAGTTGTTTGCCCGTAGTATTATTTATTTGTTTCGTTTATAACAATCTATGTGAATTAGATAACAATTTG